TCAATCTTAGAGTCGTGTACGTAGTCATGGGCCATGGCGTACGCTGCGATTTGCAGATAATAATCTTCGATCCATTCTTTCTTTTTCGGACGGTTAGACTGTTTGAAGTCAACAATAGTTTCACGACCATTGTGTAGACAGACAAGGTCTGTTGAGCCCGCGTACAGACCCGGATAATATAACGTAACTTCCGAACCATACCATTCATCAACCGGTGTGAGACCCACATCAATAACTTTTTCGGCCATGGCTTTCGCCTCCTGTCCGAGTGCTGTAAGATCGTCGTAGCCAGTTCCGAGTATATAGTGCTCCAGGAATTTGTGCATAGCTGTCCCCCTATTACTAGATAAGTTTTTGATTCGCTCTGCTTCCTGTTCTCCAACTTTGGCCGTCCATTCTTTTATAAATTGTTGATTTTTGGTACGCCCTAATATCGTAGTCACAGACGGAAGTCTAGTACCATTTACATCATAGAGCCGTGTTCCATGTTCCTCGGTCCTTGTGGCATCGACATAGGTGTATCGATCACTCTTCTTAATCTTTCGACCTATGTTATGGTATTCTGCAATGTCTTTATCGCTCATCATAAATCAAATTCATAATAAAATTTTTTTAATTCTTCAAAACTATAGTTAGCAGATATTACAGTTTTCCTACCATCGTCCAATACCTTAGGAGATTGATGAGGTATAAAAGACGGAAATATAACTAGATCTCCCTCTTCTACATCAACATTAATTACTTCATGTTTATTATAATCATAAAATTGAGTAGCAAACTTTTTATTTGGCAGCTCTAAATAATAGACACTAGCAAATTGACACCCACCATGAACATGCCAACCATGAAAATCGTTTTTATGGTATTGATGAAACCAAACATTGTGCACTCTACCTTGCGAACAATTTACAAAATCATATTCTTCAAAGTATTCTTTCATGTGGGTTAAATAAAAATCAACATAGTTAGATGGTCTTTGTTCCCAATCTGTTTTAGAAACATTATATTTAACATCTGTATCATGATCTCCATTAGACCATTTAAAACCTTTTTCTGCATCAATTAGATTAAGCAACGTTGGTTTCATCTCAGAATGCTTTTCTACTTTTCGAATTTTTATTAGATCCATCATATCTTTCATTTTTTATCTATATTTTTATACCAGGCACCTATAACATATCTAACATTTTTTTCAAGACGGGTAACTTTATGCATTTTTTCAGATCCAAATAAAACTAATTTACCTATAGATGGTTTTACCTCGTAGTCTTCAACTAAAGTTCTACCACCTTCATAGTCGTCATTTAAATTTGTTATGGTTGAATGATTATAATATATAAGGTCATTATGCCAATCCATAAAAACACCTTGAGGCCAATAAACTATTTCTAAATTAGCTAGATGATCTACAGGTCTTATTTGTTGATATTTTTTTATAATCATGTTTAAAAAACTATTGTTTGTCAACTCTTCTCCAGCATGTAATACTAGTTTGTATGTTCTACCTTCATGATGCTCAGCTTTATTTGAATTATTTTTATAAATTTCAATTAAATGTTTACACTCTTCTTTAGATAAAAAATTTTCTATCTCGGTCATTTAGTTTCTAAATATTTAGGTGCAAATTTTTCTATGTTATTTAAAGGTGCAGTATCGTGAAAGTTACCACTAACACTAATTCTTGTACAATCAGACTTGTATGGTGCAACCCAGTGTTTAAGCCACGCAGGAAAAAGGTACATATCTCCTTCTTCCGGAAAGTGAGACATGTAAGTTATGCAATCTCTTTGTCCATCTCCATATAAAAATTGTATACCTCCTGGTCCACAAGATCTACCCGTGTAAGCTAGTTGTTCTTTTTTTAATTCTTCAGGAATACTACAATAGACAACAAAAGAAATTTTACCATCGTGATCGTGTGGTGGGTTAAATTCATTTGGTCTTTGATGGTTAATCCATAACGCAGATAAAACGTACGCTGGTTTTTTATCATAAGGTTTACCAGTATATTTTTGATACATTTCATCATACACGCCTAGATATTGAGATAGCTCAGGTAATATTTTATGTCTAGATTTCTCATTATATCCTGTTTCGTGGTCCAAGATTCCTGCTAACTTATCTCTATAATCTTCAGTATTATCTTTACTTTCATCTAACAATAATTTTCTAAAATCTTCTTCTACTTTTAATTTAACTACGCATGGTCCCCAATTAAATACATGCACTGGTATTTTTTTACTTTTTATCATAATTTATTTTTTAACTCCTTTAAATATTCTTCGTTTTCTTGTTCTTGTTTAGATCTAATAATCTTAACATGTTTACGCCATGCCCATGCATTCAATGTGCCTGCCCATTTCATAATAAAATGTAATCCTTGATACACAAACTTATCTAACATTTTTTTTTACCTCTCTATATTCTTCTAAACTTATCACATTATCTTTTAACGCTCTTTGTGTATAATGTTCTATGATCTTCTGTACCTTCTCTAGTTTAGTGTGTGACCAAGGCCAGATCAAACAACACACATAGTATGCATCTCTGAATGTACATCGCCATTTGTATTGCATCAAGTATTTTGTACCATCTTTACGTAAACCTTTTCTTGGTTTTTTAACAACTGTACCACAACCTAATATCTCATGGACCCAACGAATTACAGATTGATCTGTCATCGTTATCTCCATACTAATACGTTGTGAAATAGAAGTTCGATAACCTTTACCATTGTGTTTCTTTTTCTTCTCCGGTCGTTTAGCAAAATAAATACTACCCTCACCATCAAAGAGTCCGGCTATGTAAGCCTTGTCTGTATCAGGAATCATATCAACCACCACGCTTTCCGTGCACGTACTCGCATGGTGGCAAAGGCTCCACACCTCCACGGTTACTTACCGCTTCTTCGGTTGCCGTACAGGGACTAGCGCTAGGCTTTGTATGGACGGAGGTCCTTTTCACATCAAAATTTTTTATTACCCATCTAAACGTTGCAGTTGTAGGATCGAATCCATCAAACTTACTAGTGCACGCTGTCAGAAGTACCATCATCAACCCAACCCATATCATTGACTTCATAAAATTCCCCTTCCGAGTCGCAATCCCAACATTGATGCACTTGGTCCTTGCCCTCTGTTGCCACTTTTAAATAGCCATTGCCTTTACAAGTTGAACAAATGGTTACTGTAACTTTAGCTTTTTTTAATTTTTCCATTTAATTTCTTTGCTTTCTCGTTTGCTATTGATTCAATTGTTTTTGCTATAGATAATTTTGCATCGGGCAATAATACCTTTGATAACTTATCCAATGTAGCGTATGTTTCTTTTGTTAGAGAAACATTTTTATATTTACTCATGTCTGTCATGCGCGTTTCCTTTCATATTAATAACCCATATATAGGTGATATTATAGGATTGTCAATGAAAATATTGTTAACTTTATTAATTTGTTCACAAGTTGCAGGTACTTGCCTGGAGCCATACGAATGGCCTGAACGATTTAATACACAATACGATTGCCTTATGTTTGGTTATGAAGAATCTTTGAAAAAAATGAAAGAAATAGGTAGAACTGATGTGAATCAATACAATATGTTTGTTAAATTTTACTGTACACCAGAAAAACCTAGTATTTGACATTGTGGCAAAATAATGGTAATGCCAAATATCTTCTCACCATTACCTACCCTTATTTTTCCCTCTTTAGGGTAGGTGTATTATCTACACATACATCCAATCATGGTGCTACCATCTTGCATGATATGTAAGTTTAATGTGTCAACATAACCGGTTAGTTTTAACCGAAGTATGTCACACAACTCAAATCAATCAATCTTGTCTGTTAATACTATTCCATCCAACATTTGTTTTGTTACTGGAATTAGTTGATACAGACCTTCGTTTAAAATTATCAGTTCCATTTGATGTACCTAACGCTATTATTTTTTTTAAACTAGGAGCTGACAGTTGTAAATTTACACCGTAAGATCTCCATTGTTGTTTCATTATATTTAATTCCAACAACAGTGTTGAGTATTGTCGTTGAGATATTTCGTTTGTTTTTATTGTTATAGTTTTTTCTTTCATAATTATAGGATAGTCATTTACAAATATTTGTCAATTATTTAATAAATATAATTTGATTTTTTCTAAAATTATTTCTAAATTTATCATTATCATAAGCCATGCCATGATAAATGTCGGCTTTAAATACCACCAACCTATTGTATGCAGATTTTATATTACACAATATATTGTATTTATTTTTATTCTGCCAAGGATTCGTGTGTTCTGAACCTTCATTATCTAATAATTTTTCATACAAATTAGTTCCATCACAAGTTGATTTATTTAAATAAATTATGCCATTATAAAAACAATGATCGTCAATATGTGGCCACCAAAAATTTTTTGTATATTCGTCTTTTAGATTGTAAAATTTAATGTAATTAGTAGTAATTAATTTATTAGCCTTTGAATGATCTCTGTTTAATAATTTATATAAAATTTTTTCAGTGTTAATAAAATTTTCAATGTGTGAAATATCATGCCTGCAATCTAAAAAATCAATTGTGTTTAGAGAGTTAGGTGTATCCCATTTGTGTATGAATGGTTTAAATTTTTTAATAAAGTTTTCTACTTCTTCAGGATATTTGTAAAAGTTGTCTATTTGGTAGTGATACTTACTTTTAATTATATCTGTATTATTTATTTCAAAAATATTCACCGTTTTTTTTGTTGACGCTTCTCATGTTTATTTCTTGATTTCTTGTGTCTTCCTGGACGTTTACGAGGTTTTGAACGAGGGGCTGTAGATATGCCAAATTTAGCTTTCTTTGCCATTACTCAGACCACTCCTTTACAAAAACATCCATATGTTCTGGTCTAGTTATGTGTGGTAAATAACTTATCTTACCATTTATATGTTGTTCTAAATCAGATCCACAATTCATACATCTATATAATTGTTTTGTAAGTCCAACTAACATTGTGTATTCATCGCAAGTAGGACACTTGCCATTTACAATTTCTGCTGTAATTTTCATTACTCTAATATTAACTTCTTTATAGATAAAGATCCATCAATATTTGACTCTAATTCTGCCATAGATTTTATGCACTGGTACTTAACATGTCCATCAATTTTTAAACCACGTTTTGCAACACGCTTGCCTTTTAAACATTCAGACATAGATGGTTGTATACGCGCTTCCTTGATCTCTCCTTGTACAATCATAAGTAGGGCTACCACTAACTCTGTCATACTGTTTTACCTTTGTTTTCACCCTCTTTAATTACATATTTTTGTGTACCGTGTTTACCGGTTTCTACTTCTTTTTTCAAATCTTTTGTCATACGCAATTCTTCATTCTCTTTGTTTATTCGTGCAATATGATCTAATACTTTTCTACTAATACGTCCCGTTGCCATTTGCTCTTACCTTATCTTTCAATTCTTCTACGTCTTCTAGAAGTTTTTCTGTTTGTTTTTGTATAAATTGTATGTTTACTTTGTTGTGCATCATGTCCTCGATCCGCGTTTCAATCTGCTCTACAGATTTATATAGATCTTCGAGCAAAAAATGTTGTTCCTGGTCCACGGGGACCTGTTCACTTTTTTTAAGCAAATCATTTTCAAACAACTCACGTGATGTCTCCAGCGATACTAACCTCGCCGTAAGCTCCGTGTATGCGAACACGCCGGCTGCGACGAGCAGAATTAAT